ATATGATAGTAGGTAAGATGGCAAGTCCACTCAAACACATGATTGAATATTACCAAAAAACAGCAATTAACGCAAAAAAATATAACACTGTATTATCAGATAATATAATTGACGTACATATAAATAAATTAAAAGAGTATGACACGATTATAACGAATAATTGGGAATTTATTAAAACATATAATACACTAGTAGATTTAATCGGATTACTCAACAATATTGCGCCAGATGGTGGCAGTTCTGAAAATATTATTTCCAGAGAAAGACTAATGAAGAACCGAAAATTAATTCAATGGTTGAAAGAAAATGCAGGAGAATATGAATCATGCATTGGAAATAATGCAGAATATGTCAACTCAGGCGTATATGAGATTGTCAAAGGTATTAAAAATGTACTAAATAATCTAACTATCAATAAGTAAATACCTATTTTATGCGTTATTTAATATAAGTATATATATTATATAGTATATATACATGGTAGGATCTTTGATTCAACTTGCCGCATATGGCCAAGAAGATATGTTTTTAACAACCGATCCTCAAATAACATATTTTAAAGTAGTATACAAAAGACACACCAATTTTACTAAAGAAGAAATTCAACAAACATTTAAGTATACACCTAATTTTGGAAAAAGTGTTCATTGTACAATAGGACGACATGGAGATTTGATCGGAAATATCATTTTAGTCGTAACGTTACCAGAAATAAACTTATCACAAAATTCAAGAACATATTTCGCATGGGTAAAACGTATTGGGTTCGCTTTAATTAAATCGGTAAATGTGACAATAAATGGATATCAAATAGATAAACACTATGGTAGTTGGATGAATATATGGGCTGAATTAACAGGATCTATCAGTGGTCCGCATAGTAAAGGATACAAAAAAATGATTGGCGATATAGATAGTCTTAAAAATTTTACTCACACTATGTCAGCATATACTCTATTTATACCGTTACAATTTTGGTTTTGCCGTATTCCAGGAATGGCATTGCCCTTAATCAGCTTATTATATAGTAATGTTAAGGTCAATGTAGAATTCGAAGAAAGTAGTAACTGCTATATATTAAGCCCGACAGACTATATAACTTGTCATGATGATATAGTCAGTTTCATACAATATGAATATATTGAACAAAATGTTGATGGCGATATCAGAGCCGGTATTTTTATGAGTTTTGATATCAATACGAAACGTTTATATTACTATAATATTACAAATACCAAATTTGAAAGTATTCCGTTACCATCATCTGATTTTGATGTCGATGATGCTGAATTGGTTGAAACTCTACAAACTAGTGATTATGGACAAAAATATATAATTACTGGTAAAACATCACAATGTACAACATTTGTTCAATTAAATTATCATTCAACAATTACATCAATAGCACAAATTGGAAATATTAAATTCGTAAATTGTTTTTTGTTAGTAGATTATTATTATTTAGATGAAGAAGAACGATTGCGTTTTGCACAATCGAAACATGATTATCTTATAGAACAACTCTATTATACTCCCGCTATCGAACTAACAAATACAAGAATCAATGCTAAGTTAACAACAGAAAATCCATGCAAACTAATGGTATGGACGGTTCAATTAAAATATATATATGATTCGAAAGATTATTTTAATTATACGGATACATACAGAAACAAAGTATTTTCATACGAACTATTTAATGTATTGGTTGGAAATCCAGTTGGAAAAAACATCGTGTCGAGTGCATCTATTCTCGGTAATGGTAATGAACGTTTGACCATGCGAAATTCAGCATATCATGAATACATACAACAATATCAAAACACTAAATTTAGTTCAGAAACATGTATTAACATGTATTCATATGCTCTATATCCATTCAATCTCATTCAACCATCTGGTTCCTTCAACACAAGTTTAATAGACAATATAGAAATCGGATTACATTTATCTGATATTACGACGACTAATAATCCAGTATTGTTTCGAGGTTATTGTATATGTTATAATGTTTTGCGAATTATAGATGGTTTAGGTGGAGTTGTATTCACACATTGAGATATAGATATTTATCCAACGATGAAGATAAATATGTATTTTTTTTATGTTAAATGTTAATATAAATGACTGGTGGATTAATAAATATTTTATCATATGGTGCAAACGATTTATATTTAACGGGTGCACCACAAATTACTATGTTTAAAATGGTATATCGGCGTTATACAAATTTTGCAAAAGAATCCGTGGCAATCCCCCTCGGTAATATTAATTTCGGAAAAGAAATAAATATACCCATATCACACATAGGTGATTTAATTAGTAATACATATATACAACTCGATGTTCCAGAAATTAATATACTAAAAACGGATACCGTTGCTGATATACCTGATCAATTATTGACTGTTTTAACAGAACCATATTACTATGATATACCCTCAGGACGACCAGATTATATATCAAGTTATACATTTATCAAAAAATATATGACAGTTAATATGGCAGGATATCGTAAAGCAGTCCAAGATGCTATTATAATAAATCAATCAGTCGAAGATTATATACAATCTATTATCGATACAATTAACGTAGCAATTACCGAACAATCAGATCCAGATATAATACCGCATTATGCATCTAAGATAATAGAAGCATACAACTATGAAATTCAAAATGGACTAAATCGAATACAATACACGGGAATATTAAACTATAGGTATTCAGATATAAAATATATTGTAAATAATATTCTACAAGATATCGGCGGAACAACTATAAACATGGTTTTAGCTAAAGTTGTAAATGCTACGGAAATTAGTCAACAAATTGTTGACTATTATTTTGAAAATGCCAAATCAGATCAAGAAGAACAAGATCTAGCAAGTTCTCTATACGCAAAATTTGCATGGAACGAAAAACTAGGATTTGCAATTATTGATTATGTAACGGTCTATATGGGTGGAGAGACAATAGATAAACATTATGGTAATTGGATGAATGTATGGTATGAGTTAACAACAAATATCGAACAGCAAGAAATATATAACAAAATGATAGGGAATGTTTCCGAGATGGTAACATATGATCGAAATGCTAAACCAACTCGTACCATATATATACCTCTTTCATTTTGGTTTTGTCGTAGAAATGGTCTCGCATTTCCTCTTATAGCGCTACAATATAGTACATTTAGTATATCTATCAAACTGAAAAAAATAGAAGACTGTGCCTATATTGAAAAATTACCAATAGTTGATTCTAATGGAGATTCGGTTGATTTATCCAGCTATGCTCTTCAACTCTCAGATATTTGGAGTAATTTAAATTTAAGTTTAAGTGGAAATTTATTGGTTGATTTTATCTATCTGGAATCACAGGAAAGAAAAAGATTTGCACGTTCCGCTCATGAGTATTTAATAGATACAATAGAAACTCTCACTCTAGAAAATATAAGTGAATCTAAATTACAAATAGATTTTGATTTTGTAGGACCAAGTAAAGAAATATTATGGATGACCCAAAAAACAGCATATATAAATAACTCAAATTCTAATTATAAAAGTTTGAACTTTAACTATGCTATAGATGTAGATAAATCCGAAAACTCATTTACCAGCGCAAAATTAATACTGCATGGATATGAGCGATTTGAAATGAAATACGATAACTTACAACACTATTTCAATTTAATACAGCCATATAATCATCATACAAATATTCCATCTTACGGAATTAATTGTTACTCATTCGCATTATTCCCGGAAGAACATCAGCCATCAGGAACATGCAATTTTACGAAAATAAAAAATAAACTATTAGATTTGGCAATTAATAGCGAAATGTTTACATATAAACTATCAGATATCGATCCAGATTCCACGGACGATACACCTATAGTAACAGATGTTAATGTATATTTATATTCTATAAAATATCAAGTATTACGTATTATAAACGGTATGTGCGCATTTGCATTTTACTAATTTAGTTTTATATTTTCTTTTTATACATTATATTATGTGTGAAAAATACATCGAACACTATATAAATTTTATACAGAAAATAAACCGAATACCATTCGTTAATATAATAACTTTTTTATTATTAGACAACCAATATTATATGTTCTATAATGAACATTTTAAAATAAATGCAAATGACTTGAGTATTCATTTTCCATATGATGGATCATGTAGATATAATAATGAAATATATTACTATGTTTCTTTTAATGAAAAACATCGAAAAGAAATTGTTAGTCAACTGAGAAATAAAGGCTATCGGGTTATTTTTGTTGATGATAAATTTAAACTCGTCAATAATTTTCCTTTACTCACAGAAATTCGCACAACTGTTACGTCTCCTATCCTTGATAATAAACAAACAACGGACACCACAAACACTATAAATACTATAGATGACGAAAGCGATAAAACTTTTATTGAAATAGTTAATTCAGTTGATAGTCAAATGGAATACAAACAACTTGTGCAACATACATTTACAAAAAGCTCAAGTTCGGTTATGTCTGATGATTTTGTATTGATATAATAAATTATTCTGTCAATAATTTATATAGATATGATAGATATAGAAGATATACAAAGATTTTTTAAATACAAAGATAAACAATTTAACGGACCTATAAACAATTCATGTAAAATTATTTATTTTGTCGCACATAATATGCTTAAAATTGCAAATATATCTCTCGCATTAAATATGATATATGAAGACACTAAAAAATCTCAACCATTGGATTTTGGTACATATACCACTAAATATTATTCGTTTGTGGATTATATACAAAATAAAGAAGATTTTAAACTTCAGCAAGATCAGTTTACATTATATAAACGTACAATTCATCCTCCATCAGAATTCGAAGAATTTCAATCGCAATCCAGATGCACCAGAACAATTATATATTTAGGATATTTTTTGTTTGGACTAGACTTTAAGTTTCCACATAAATATATATTTAGTGAAAAAACAAAAAATTCTATAACGGAATATAGGCAAAATATTGATACGCAATTTTCTAAACTATCTCATACTAACGGGTGTTTGACTATTAACTTGATTTTAAATGGTTCTTTTCATTCAAAAAATGACATCGATTATAGTCACGTATTTATGATAGTTAAAAAGAATGAAAAGTATATGATACTGCAGTCAGATTATTACAATACAACGTTGTCAGAACAACTAATATATAACATGGATAATAATTTAATAGACGAATCAAAACTAAATCAAATTCAAAATTTGTTAGAAAATATTCATTATGATAATCAGCCATATGTTTGGGAATATCAAACAATAAAAGAACTATCACATTTATTATTTGGTAAGTTTGATTATGAACCGTATAACAATCAACAACATAAAATATATGATAATGAATTATCTAATGCTTATGGTCCATCCTCTATATTGATTGGTGCCGAGTATAGAGAATTTAAGCAAGAACATTTATGTTATAGTTATCTAAATGATTTTTTAACTTTAGCGGAACAAATTTTTATTATACATGCTGATGAATTGAGACGAAAATTATCTGAAAATGCATTGCAAAAATTAAATATAAATCAATTAACTGAAGATATTAGAAGATTATCGTGTAGTTTACAAATATTTGCCATACACTACAAATATAATCTCTGAATTTACTAACGTGTAAAAATTGAAATTTTCTCTAAATATATAATAAACACATACATTTAGTATATTAATGCCACCGGAAATTACTAGCCAAATATTGTTTAATATTTTATGTAACACTCTGCAAAATATTGATAAGAATACGATACAAGATAATGTTTTCGAACTTACTAGAATAATACCCTCATATAATATTGTAGAAAATTTAATGGCAAATCGCTCCAAAGATATTCAACCTCAGTCAATCGGATATGATTTGTATGAGTATCATAATAAATATGAACAATATAGCAAAAACAAATATCACAAAATTTGTTGCAATCCAATAGGATGTTCATTCGTTTTATATTTCGAAGCATGTTCATGGTTAATTAATGAAATTGAAAAAATGTTGACGGAAATTGTTAACAATAATCTAAATGTTTCAACAAAATTACATGAAATTGATTATGGAATCGACAATATATGTAAAATAGCCTTTCTTGATTCCAGCGGAATTTATAAAACTCAAGGAGTAATTTCAATTTATGAAACTGATTCTTCGCAAGAATTGTTAATGTTCTCAGATTTATATAATATATGGCATGAACATGGACTTATATTCCCTTTTGATCTTATCCAAACGGCTATGGAAAACAAAGGATATATTCTTAATGTATACAATTCCACAATTCATACGGAACGCGTAAAAAAAATTTATCCTTATAATAATTGTGCGGAACTTTACGAACTAGAAATACGTTTAGATAGAAAAAGAAAAAACGCTAAATAATTTTTTATTTTTCATTTTGTGTTTGACACTATTCCAGTATATCACCTAGCTCTAACGATAGTAGCATAAACATCTTATTATGTTAGTATTTTGGATTAGATAATCAAAAATAATATATGTATATATATATACATATATATATTATGTCGTTTAAAAATATAAGTGCTAACCAGACGGCAATGGCAAAGGTCATGGCCGATATTGCAAATCATTGTGGAGATTCATCGTGTGTCGATATATTAAATGCAATTAATGATAAAATACCAGACTTAGGACAGGCCAACTTAGCAAATAGTGTGCCTGTAGCATTACCATCCGATCAAGATTTTGCTACAGACACAACATTAGAAACAACTAATACACAGTTGACGACTATAAGTGGTCAATTACCTGCAAGTTTAGGTCAAAAAACTACGGCTACTAGTTTGGCTGTAGCATTACCATCCGATCAAGATTTTGCTACAAACACTACGTTAGGTACTGTTAATACATCAGTTGGAACATCAAATACACGGTTGACAACTATAAGTGGTCAATTACCTGCAAGTTTAGGCCAAAAAACTACGGCTACTAGTTTGGCTGTAGCATTACCATCTGATCAAGATTTTGCTACAAACACTACGTTAGGTACCGTTAATACATCAGTAGGAACATCAAATACACGGTTGACAACTATAAGTGGTCAATTACCTGCAAGTTTAGGCCAAAAAACTACGGCTACTAGTTTGGCTGTAGCATTACCATCCGATCAAGATTTTGCTACAAACACTACATTAGGTACTGTTAATACATCAGTTGGAACATCAAATACACGATTGACAACTATAAGTGGTCAATTACCTGCAAGTTTAGGTCAAAAAACTACGGCTACTAGTTTGGCTGTAGCATTACCTAGTACCCAAGCACCATTATATGATGTATTTGGAAGAATGATGATAGGACAATCGAAAATAATGTTTGCATCTACATTGAGATCATCATATTTAGCAGATATTCAATTTGATACATTAGCAACTGGATCAGGTACTGCTACATATAATTCTACAGAAGCATCATATACATTAACTGTAACAACGGCAGTGGGTTCTATTATCAAACAAACATATCAAAGATTTCAATATATACCATCAAAAGCACAAACAATATATATATCAGCAATTTTAGGAAACCAAGAATCTGAAGTTGTTTCAAGACTTGGATATTATGATACAGATAACGGTATGTATATACAATCAAGTGGCGGAGTTATTTCAGTAGGAATTCGTTCAGATACATCCGGAG